TATACCAGATGGTACATACGATCTCAGAAAAGGGCTTGACGGCAGACAGGAACATAATGCCGCTGACTTTATCACGAAAATGACAGCCTTTGCACCTTCTGATGATGGTAAAAAGGAATGGATCGACACCCTTGACCTAATTTTTGATAAAGACCCGGAGCTTATAGATTATGTTCAGCAGATAGCCGGACTGTGTGCGATAGGTAATGTTTATCTGGAGGAATTGATTATTTCTTATGGTGTTGGCAGCAACGGTAAATCTACCTTCTGGAATTCTATCGCAGGAGCTTTAGGCTCATACAGCGGCAATATCTCGGCGGATACGCTGACAATCGGCTGCAAGCGTAATGTCAAGCCGGAGCTTGCCGAAGCCAAAGGAAAGCGTCTGCTGATAGCTGCTGAACTTGAAGAAGGAATGCGTCTTAATACATCAACGGTGAAGCAACTCTGCTCAACAGATGAGATTTTCGCAGAGAAGAAGTATAAAGACCCGTTTTCCTTCAAACCCAGTCATACGCTTGTGCTGTATACAAATCATCTGCCGAAGGTAGGTGCGATGGATGACGGTATCTGGAGAAGATTGATTGTCATTCCGTTCAATGCAAAGATAAGCGGCAAAAGTGATATAAAAAACTACTCCGAATTCCTCATCAAAAACTCCGGCGGCTATATCGTGAAGTGGCTCATAGAGGGAGCAAAGAAAGCTATTGACAATCATTTCAGGCTTAAAAATCCGAAAGTTGTTCAGAACGCTATTGAAAAATATAAACAGGACAATGATTGGATGTCGCATTTCCTCGATGCCTGCTGTGAGTTGGGTACAGGGCTTGAAGAAAAATCGGGTGATGTGTATCTTGCCTATCGCTCCTACTGTGCGAGAACGGGAGAGTTTATCAGAAGCACTGCTGAATTTTATAATGCTCTTGAAATGCGTGGTATTCGCAGAAGAAGAACGAGTAAGTCCAATTTACTTGTGGGAATAGCACTTTTAGAAGAAGAAACAGAATAAATAGTGGAGGTCGTGGAACTCCTGTTATAAAACCCCCTTTAGGGCAGTTTTTTAATAAAAAATACTATATAGAGGACTTTATATACAGACCTTCACGACTTCCACTTTATAAAACCCGAAAGGAGTTATCCTTATGGCAAACAGCAATAAAAATACAGATAAAATGCGAGAAAAGCAGCTCGAACATTTATTCCTGATGGAAGTTAAGCGTGTCGGGGGTATGGCATTGAAGTTCGTAAGTCCGGGTTTCTCCGGGATGCCTGACCGTCTGGTTCTTATCCCTGATGGTAAGGTTGCATTCGTGGAAGTAAAAGCACCAGGACAACACCCACGCCCATTGCAGACGGCAAGACACAAACAGTTACGGCAGTTAGGCTTCAAAGTGTATGTGCTTGATAACCCACAGCAGATACCTGAAATAATCAGAGACATAAGAGGTGATGCCACGTGAAGTTCATACCCCACGAGTATCAGAAATACACAATCGAATATATCAAACAAAATCCGATTTCAGCCATTCTTCTGGACATGGGTCTTGGCAAAACGGTTATATCCCTCACCGCAATTAATGACCTGATGTATGACAGCTTTGAGGTACATAAGGTTCTGATAATTGCACCTCTCCGTGTAGCCCGTTTCAGTTGGGGTGCGGAGATCAGAAAATGGGAGCATCTGAAAAACCTCCGTTACAGCATTGTTGTCGGAACGGAAAAAGAACGCAGAGCAGCATTACAGCAAAAAGCCGAAATCTATATCATCAATCGTGAAAACCTGCCGTGGCTGATAGAGAACAGCAAATTTGATTATGACATGGTGGTAGTAGATGAATTATCATCCTTCAAAAATCATCAGGCTAAACGATTCAAAGCCTTAATGAAGGTCAGACCTATGGTTAAACGCATTGTGGGTCTGACAGGCACACCGAGCAGCAACGGTCTGATGGACTTATTCGCAGAATTCAAACTGCTTGACAAAGGACAGCGGCTCGGTCGCTTTATTGGACAATACCGCAGCACCTACTTTCAGCCCGATAAGATGAACGGCATGATTGTGTATTCCTACAAGCCGCTGCCGGGAGCAGAAGAAAGAATATACGAGAAGATCTCTGACATCACCATATCCATGAAAGCAACCGACCATTTGCAGATGCCGGAGCTTATAAGCAGCAGGTACGATGTGGAACTGTCACCAACGGAAAGACAAAAATATGAGCAGCTGAAAAAAGATCTGGTGCTGCCTGTGGATGATGAAGAGATCACAGCGGCAAATGCAGCAGCTCTTTCCGGCAAGCTGTGTCAGCTGGCTAACGGTGCAATCTATGACGATGACAAAAAAGCCATTCAGATACACGACCGTAAGCTGGATGCTTTGGAGGACATTATCGAAAGCATGAACGGCAGACCGCTGCTTGTGGCATACTGGTTCAAACATGATTATGACCGCATTGTAGAGAGGCTATCGGAACTGAAAGTGCCGTTTGTAAAACTTGATACTGATGAAAGTATAGAAAAGTGGAACAGAGGTGAAATCCCTGTGGCACTTATACATCCTGCCTCAGCCGGACACGGACTTAATCTCCAAAGCGGAGGGTCAACCCTCGTCTGGTTCGGTATCACCTGGAGCTTGGAACTGTATCAGCAGACAGTAGCAAGGCTATGGCGACAGGGTCAGAAAAACACAGTTGTCATTCAGCACATCATCACTAAGAACACCATTGACGAAAACATCATGGCGGCTCTGGAGAAAAAAGAGCATACGCAGAACACACTAATTGATGCGGTGAAGGCAAATATATAAATTTTGGAGGTATATAACATGACAGCAAAAGAATACTTACAGCAAGGCTACAGGCTTGACCAGAGAATCAACAGCAAGATAGCACAGGTAACAAATCTTCGTGAGCTTGCCACTAAAGCTACTGCTACTCTCAGTGATATGCCCGGAAACGCTACCCCCAATACTCATCGTATGGAAGATATCATCGTCAAAATGGTTGATCTTGAAAATGAGATAAATTCAGATATAGACAGCCTTGTTGATTTGAAAGCGGAGATGGTGTCGGTGATAAAGAATGTCAGAAACCCTGAACTTCAGACGTTGCTTGAACTGCGTTATCTGTGTTTTAAGACTTGGGAGCAAATTGCTGTGGAGATGAACTACGGAATTGAAAATATATACAGACTGCATCGTGAAGCTCTCAAAAATATTTCTTTACCACATAAACAATACAGTAAAATACAGTGAAATACAGTAAAGAGTGTGTTATAATAGTAGCGTGAAAAAATAAATAAAACCAAAGCCGTAGATCAGTATCGATGAACTGGTCTGCGGCTTTTTCTATGCCCAAAAAGGAGGTGAACCCTATGCCAAAGAAACCAAAGAAGCCCTGTGCCTATCCCGGTTGTCCGAAACTGACGGACGGCTTGTACTGCGAGGAGCATAAGAAAATAGCAAACCAGCAGTACGAAAAGCACGGCAGGAGATATAAACGGAGCGAACGCTACGGCTCTGCTTGGCAGAAGGTTCGTGCCCGTTATGTAAAGCTACATCCGTTCTGTGAGGAGTGCTTTGCACAAGGTATCCTGACGAGAGTAGAACACGTGCATCACATAAAACCTCTTGATGAAGGCGGCACGAATGACTTTGATAACCTCAAGAGCTTATGTCAGTCATGTCATTCGAGAATACACGCTCTAAGAGGTGACTACTGGCATAAGTGACAAATAGTATTCCCTGTTTTGTCACTATGCGACAACCCCCAGGGGGTCAATTTATCTCTAAAAAATGGGTTTTACAGGAACGGGCGCCCCTCTCGTACTTAAAAATCGCAAATTCAAAGACGGTATATGCCCCGGAACTCTTAAAAATTTTTTCTCAAAGGCAATTTAATCTGAAAAGCCCCATAACAACCCAATAATCAAACAGAATTCAAACACATCAGCCCGACCGCAATCGGGCTTTTTTGCTGCAATTTTTTCAATCGGGGTTTGATTATTTTTCAAACATCGTTTGATTTTTCTAATTCTTTCTGGAAGGAGGTGCTGAATCAGTGGCAAAAGACGGAACCAATCGCGGAGGTGCAAGACCGGGTGCAGGGCGCAAGCCAAAAGCACTGAAAGAAAAACTCGATGCCGGCAATCCTGGAAATCACCCATTAAGGCGGCTCGATATTCCTGAAAATATCGAAGGTGTCGATATGCCGAAACCGGGTGATTATCTCTCGGCAATGCAGCGTGACGGAAAGCCGCTCGGCGCTGATGAGATATACACAAAAATGTGCAGATGGCTCGGAAAGCTGGGCTGCGATAAATTAGTGAACCCTCTGCTTGTTGAGCAATATTCGATGTGCGCCGCAAGGTGGATGCAGTGCGAAGAAGCTATAACGAGATACGGTCTTGTCGGCAAGCATCCGACAGTAACAACATCGGTGGTGCAAAGCCCGTTTGTATCAATGAGCCACAGCTATCTGAAACAGGCTCAGCAGATGTGGCTGCAAATATATCAGGTCGTCAAAGAGAACTGCACCGTGGATATTGATGGCGGTGGTGAGATTGACCCGATGGAAAGGCTGCTCCGTGCAAGGGAGGGAAAGTGATGCAGCACAAAAAACGGTATCAAGCGAAAAATGATACAAAGAAGCGTTATCAGCCTGCTCCGATGTGGGCAGCGAAGGAAAAAATATTTGACACCCGTAAGGGACTGAAAAAGTTCCTGAAACGGAAATTCGGTTAGGAGGAAGAAATTATGTACGAAAAGGTGAATCCGCAGCATCCCGATAAAATCGCAGATAGAATCGCTGGAGCAATCGTTGATTTGGCGTATGCAAAGGAAAAGGATCCGAGAGTAGCGGTAGAGGTACTGCTCGGACATGAGGTTTGCCATATTATGGCAGAAACTTCTGTGCATTTCGATATCAGTGAAATAGCAAACATCGTCAAGCGTCTTGCACCGAAACTGACGGTGGACTATCTGGAAGTAAAACAGGATCCTATTCTTGCAGAAAATCAGCGTGGTCGTATACGCTGCGGTGATAACGGCATCTTCAAGGGTGTACCCGTGACTGGTGAACAGGAGCGGCTGACGGCTATTGCGAAGCAGTTTTATTTCGCTTTCGGTGAGGATGGCAAATATATCCTTGACGGCGACCGTCTTGTGATCTGCCAGAGCAACGCAGATACAGAAAATCTCCGTAAGATGTTCCCGGCGGCTGTGATAAATCCCCTCGGTGACTGGACAGGCGGCAGTGATGTTGACTGCGGTGCTATTAACCGCAAGCTCGGAAGTGACATGGGCGACAGCGTTACAGGCGGAGGTCTGCACGGCAAGGATTTGTCAAAGGCTGATGTCAGCGTGAATATTTACGCTTTTCTTGAAGCACAGGCTCTCGGCAGACCTGTGGAGATCAGCTGTGCTATCGGTGATGATACCGTTGACGGCAAGCCCTATGCTGACATTGTAGAGATTGCGAGAAAATACATACATGATCTGGGCGGCTTTGAGAAGTTTGCGGAATGGGGGCTGATCAGATGATAACAACAACGCAGATGCAGCTTGTTGACATCAATAAGCTGATACCCTATGTGAACAATGCCCGGACACACTCGCCGGAGCAGATAACGAAATTACGATCTTCGCTCCGGGAATTCGGTTTTATCAATCCTGTGCTTATCGACCGTGAGTACAATGTGCTTGCCGGACATGGGAGAATTGCCGCTGCAAAGGAAGAAGGCATCACCGAAGTACCCTGTGTATTTGTAGAGCATCTCTCCGAAGCACAGAAGAAAGCGTACATACTGGCAGATAACAGAATGTCGCTCGATGCCGGATGGGATGACGAGCTTCTGAAAGTAGAAATGGCATCCTTGCAGGAAATGGGATTTGACATCAGTATGACGGGTTTTGATGAAAGCGAGCTTGCTGACCTGTTTGCTGATGATGATAAATCCAGCGCAAAGGATGATGATTTCGATTTGACCGCTGCCCTTGAAAAAGCGGCATTTGTTCAGCGAGGAGATATATGGATTGTCGGCAGACACAGGCTGATGTGCGGTGATGCAACCTCTGCCGATGATGTTGCTGCCCTAATGGACGGCAAAAAAGCAAATCTTATCCTGACCGACCCGCCCTATGGTGTATCTTTCAAAAGCTCCTCCGGCTTGACTATTCAGAATGACAGTATGAAAAATGAGGAGTTTTACAGTTTCCTATTATCTGCATTTCAGCGTATGGTCGAACATCTTGAAAGCGGCGGTGCTGCTTATGTGTTTCACGCTGATACCGAAGGGCTGAATTTTCGCAGAGCCTTTGTTGATGCCGGACTTCACCTTGCCGGGTGTTGTATCTGGGTGAAGGATAGTCTGGTGCTTGGTCGCTCCGATTATCAGTGGCAGCACGAGCCTGTGCTTTACGGTTTCCTGCAAAACGGAAAGCATAAGTGGTATTCAGACCGCAAGCAGACTACCATATGGAATTTTGCAAAGCCAAAGCGTAATGCCGATCATCCGACATCAAAGCCGCTTGACCTTCTGAGTTATCCTATCGGAAATTCAACACAGGAAAATGCGGTGGTCATTGACACCTTCGGCGGCAGCGGCTCTACCCTTATGGCTTGTGAGAAAATGAACAGGATATGCTGCACGATGGAGCTTGACGAAAAATACGCCTCCGTTATTCTTCGCAGATATGTAGAGGATACAGGTGATGCAGACGGGGTGTATGTAATCCGCAACGGAAAAAAGATACCTTATTCCGATCTCGTGAAAGAGGTGGAGCGTAGTGGCTAATAAAGAACTGACCCTCGGAAGTCTTTTTTCAGGCTCCGGGGGTTTTGAACTGGGCGGCATCCTTGCTGGGATAAAACCTGTATTTTCAAGTGAAATAGAACCGTTCCCAATCCGTGTAACGGAAAAGCGTCTGCCGGAGGCAAAGCATTACGGAGATGTAAACAAACTGAACGGTGCTGACCTGCCGCCTGTGGATATTATCACATTTGGGTCGCCCTGTCAGGATATGAGTATAGCTGGCAAGAGAACCGGGCTTGACGGCTCACGAAGCGGTCTGTTTTATCAGGCTATAAGAATCATAAAAGAAATGAGGTGTAAAAGTAATGGCAAATATCCGAGATACGCAGTCTGGGAAAATGTATGCGGGGC